TGTATCTGAAGACGCTTAGGTCCATGTTGAAGATAGTCTGCGATAGCATATTGCGCACGTGTAGGATTGGGTAGATCAAGCTCCGCCCACAAAGCCTGCAGGAAGAGCTTAAAATCGCCTTGTAAAAGGTCTAGTGTATTCATAGGTTATTTAAAAGCGCCGCTAAGCATAGATGTATCAGAACGACGTTCTTTTTCTAGTTGTTTAGTTTCAAACAATTCTCCCTCAACAACTTGAACTCTATAATCAGGGTCCATAATTTTTTGAGTTTTAGCTTTACGTTCGTCGCGTGCCATACGGAAACTAATAGCACCATCTACAATGGCAAAACCAGCAGCAGCTGGTACAGCAACAGGTGCAGCAGGAGTAAGTGTAGCTAAACCTAACACACCACCAATACCAGCAATGTCACGTTGAGTTTGTGCCATATCGTTAGTACGTGGTGTTGTAACTGCAGCCCTAACTGCCATAGTATCACTAATAGCACCAAAAGCAGTAAGACCAGCAACACCAAGAGCTGGACGGATCAAACGGTTAGCAAACGGATTACGTTGTGTTATTACTTCACCCATAGATGCCATATCTAAAGTAGCTCCACCGCCCCGATAATTTTCTAAACGTTGAAAAGCGGGCAAAACATCTTCAAGATCATAACTAAGTCTAGTTACATTTGGATCATCATAAGCACCTGCAGCACCTGGAAGTTTCTGAATCTCTTTAACAAAACCAGATTGACGCATAATGTCTTCTGCTGCTTGAGTTTCAGCACGTTGAAATCTTGCAGAACGTCCGACAAACTCAGCACCTTCTGCTCCTGTCAATTCAGCAGCACGTTCAGCAGTACCAGAAATAGTAAAGCTAGTTGCACCGGTTTTATGAGCAGGCGTTAATCCAGCACCACCTTGTTCAGGAGGTAAGTAAAGTTTAGTCCTTTCATCATAAGACAAACTATCAAGCCATTGTTTTTCTACACCTTGAGTCTTTTTAGTATGCAAGACACCAGGTAGGCTAATAAAATTTTCGTCTATATTACCAAGATAGATACCCTCACCACGTAAAATTTCTCTAGCAGCACGGCGTTCATCACCTTTCATATAGAGAAAAGTATCACCACCAGTACGTTGAGCAGTTCTATGATGAAGCCAATCAGACATCAAAACCTTTTTACTGTCTAAAAGTCTGGTTTCAACTTTTCTAATTTCTTGAATAATTTCTTTGGCAGACATTCCTTGAGAACGTGCTCTTTCAAGCATGTCACCATAAGCTTCTGGGTTAAAAACCAGTTCGTTTCCAAAACGCAAAGCACGTTTTAAATCACTAGGAGCTTTACCAGTAGCTTTTTGTGTAGCTTCTAGTTGATGTTTCCAATCAAGGATCTGCTCTACTGCCCAATCTTCTAGAAGCGATAGTTCTTTATCCATTAAGCAATATGCTCCAATAAAACTTTTTCACGGAGCCTATTGACTCCAAATTTTTGCCTCATCCAATCAAGGACATTGGCACTTCCTTTTTCCTGATTACAACGGGTACAGGCACATACGACATTCGTTGCGACATCCTGCCCACCGCGAGCCCTAGGATGAACATGATCAATAGATAACTGACTAAGGTCATAAGTTTTTCCGCAATAAATACATGTATGGTCAAAGTGTTCCTTAATAGAGCGCCTCCACAGGCGCTTGGCTTCTGGAGAGGTCATAACTATTAAGTTAAAAAGGTAGTCGTCAGGAGTTGGAAGTAATGGGGTCATGCTCGGCCTTTACGTGCTCGGTTTTTAGATGCTTTTTCAAGGAATGTTTTACCATTCTTTCTGTGTGAGACATCTTTACCGTCACCATTGCCATAGGTTCCCCGTTTTCTATTTTCTTTGTTAAGTGCAGATCGTTTTCTAATCTGCATTTTAGATGCGTCGTACCTTTTTTGGTACGATTTATAGTTACCGTTGGCGTATTTAGCGCCTTTGTATTTAGACGTTCGAGCCATGCAACCTCCGTTGTACAAGCTCTGGATCAACTGTAGGCATAACAGCCGCTAGTTTAGACAGTGGATTACCCTCAAGGGCGACACCACTGATATCATTAGTCTTAAGCCAGTCGCAAGCTGCTTTTAGATCAGCTGTAGAAGCCTCACCTGATTTAATACGGGCAAGAAACTCCTTAGTAACAAGATTATGCAGCTCGTTAAACTGGTCTTCTGTAGCTTTTTTCTTAGGCATTTTTAAGTACGATTTGATCTAGTTTGTTTTCAATGCGTACCATATGATCTTCCATGCGGCTAAGTAAATCAGCCAGTTCGGCTTTTTTAACGTAGTCAGAAGCAACAGTTAGCTCTATACCGTCAAGACGACGATCAAGTGCACTAATACGTTCATGGACGCTGTTTATTCGATTGTGTAATCTGTTATTTAAAGCAGCGCCACCAGCGACAACGGCAACAGCTAGGCTAACAAATGCTTCACTCATTTTCTACTGCCACTATAGGTACAACGTCATGACACAAAACTTCCACACGAGAACCAGGTCTAAACATAAACCCAGCTTTCATGATTTCGGTGCATTTGAGTGCCCTCACAAGTTCGTAGTCAAGACGCATTTTTTCTTCGTGTTTTTTAGCTATGCTTTTACATAGCTCAATCATTGACCCATCCAGAGGTACACTAAAATTAAGCTGTGCACCCCAGTTGTTACTCCTAACATAACCAGAAGTTTCATAAGGAATGGT